GTGTAAGCGCGTAAGAAATTTTCGCGCCAAAACGTGCGATAAATGATTTTATTCTCACGTTCAGCATTTTAAAACTATTTTAAAAAACAAAGCGCGGCAAGTCGGTGGGGAAATCGACTTGCCGCGCTCTTACGTGGGGATGGATTAGAGTCAATCCAAGGTCTCAGGCTTGGGGTATGGGTGTGTGTCGAGAGCCAGCCGTTTTCGCCAGTGTTTTTTGAGGAAATACACGTAGCGAAATTGGCGGTAGCGCATGGGGAGCGCACGATCTTGGTTGTTTTGCAAGACGAGGCTGCGCGGCCCGGCGTTTTTCCGGGTGAGCATCATGCCGTGATAGAACTCCCCGTCCAGGTAATAGAAATCGGTCCAATGGTGGCCGCAGTACAGAAAGTTAGCGGCCTGATAGACCACGCCCAGGCGTCCGCACCGTTCATCCGCGAAAGACTGTACCCAGGCCACGCTGGGGCAAGCCCGCTTGATGTATTTGAAGCAGTACGAAATAGCCCGGCTCTCACTGTTCCTGGGGGCCACGTCCGAGAGCCACATGCGGTTCAGTTCCATATACTCTGTCACACCTGTGTCCGACACGATCTTTCTGACGCTCCGTGGCTGGAGGGCGTAGCCGAAGACGAGAACTCCGGCCAAGTTTTGCCGGTAGTAGACGCCGATGTGGCAATAGCTGTTGTTGACCACGGTATGTGAGTAATGATGCTTGATCACCAGCTCCCGAGACAGCTTGGAAGGTATCCAAGCCACGTAGAAATCACGCTGGCCGAACCCGGCCACACCGTTTTCACCTTCGATGTAGCCGGGCCTGTCACCTGTGGGCGGGTTGAATTTACCGGGAATGGGTGGATGATGGGATTTTGGGGCCATAGCTTTGCTCCTTGAAGGAGGCTCTATGGCCTTCGGGGTTGGGACTCGTGGCCCTCAAACAGTTCATTGTCCTACAGCGGGGGCACTGTATGTCTAGCTCCCCTGTTACGGATTCCTTTGCTAGTAGCTTGCTTTACAGGTTGTGCCGATGCCTGCTATGCACGTTTCACCCTGATCAGGGGAATGGAGCAGCGGGCCTCGGCCTGTGGTTTGGTGTGGCAGCACCAAGCCGGTGGGGTGCTACTATCGCCCCGCCTGTTCCTCTTGCGAGTGGCCCACCGGAATTGTCCGGTGGGCCATTGTCTTTTTCAAACTTATTTAGTTGTCAATGAGCGTCTATCCTGCCGTCAGTGGGTTATGCTGGTGGATCAGGCCAATTAATGGAGCCGGGGAAGCCGTCCTGTTGTGGGACGTCTCTAAGTGCTTGGCGGTAGTCCTGCCACAATGTCATGCCCTCAGCCTCAAGAGGGCTATCTGCAAATTGTGTCCAGTCGCACGCCGCCAATAGGCTATCGCGCTTGACCCTCTCCTCAGTAGCTAGTTGCGTTGTCTGCTCTGCCTCGTATGCCTCAATATCAAAGCTAAACACCCACTGCCCGTCTACTTTTTTGGTATTATCATTGTCCGCGAAATTTCCATGGCCGCCAAAAATATCAATTGGCAACTCCTCCGCTCCCAGCTTGACCAAGCTGTTGATTTGTGGATCGTTGTCGTCAACATTAATAATTGTATTGTCTACTACATGAAAGACTCGCATAAACCTGTCTCCTTATGCCTATTGGTAGGCGTATATGGTTGCCCCTTGAATTTTTTGGACGGCTATAGACACGTTTGGCTTAGCGGGGATCAAAATAAAGCCGGGTACTCCATTTGATGTATCTTGCCCCGGCCCTGCGGTACGGCCGCCAAAATACGGGTATGATGTGTTGGTGGACCTCCCCATGTTAGCCCCGGACAGCACCCTGATCTGCCACCATGGCAAAGCACCATTATTTGCAGCCACCCCTATAATCATCGGCTTGCCAATAGTCAGTCCAGTAATCGTCCATGTCCCTGTTGCGGAGCGAGTTGAGCGGAGAGTTACGGTGCCGTCAAACCCACCGGACCAATCTTTGAGTGTTTTGGGCGACACATACCTCGCCGCGTCAGTCCCCGCGTTAACCTCAGATTGTGTGGCCTGTTCGACCAGCCCTGCTTTCTTCGTCGTTGCCTGTCCAGGCTCTCTGGATACAAGCTCGTCAAGAGCTGTCTGCACATTGTCAGCGTTTAGCCCAGCAGTTGTCCCATCATACGCAACATCCCGCGCATGGGCATTGCCAACCTGCACCCAAAAGTCACCGTCCACATCATCAACCGGCTTGACAGCACCGCCGACAACTCCAGGGCCGCTAGGTTTGACTGCCAGGTAAAGCTTGCCATTGGCCCCACTAACAACAGCCGGGACTGCATAGTTAATTACGGCATCCCACGGCAGCGCGCCGCCGAAACGGGACATGTCGTAACCAAGGGCAAAAAGCACTTGAAAAAGCTTGTTGAATACTTCGCGCTCCGGCGTTTCGCCGCCAGCTTCCGAATAGGTGGACGGCCACCCCTCCGCAAAACTGAAAGACGGGTCGGCCACGTCGCCGGTATCAGCGAATATCTTATCGATAATTCCTCGTGCATCTCTAGCCATTTGCCACCTCCGTGGTCAGTTCTTCATAGGTGTATGTCTTGCTAAACGGAGTCTGGTTGAAACCCCGCGCCAAATCGTTTCCCGCAAAGCCGAAGGAGCCGGACAGCGGAACCTGTGTTACTTTTTCCAACCTCACACCAGACGGTTTCGGCACCACCTGCTGATAAAAAAGATTTTTAATAACAGGCTCTGATTGGTCCGACACGATGGTCAGGTTCATGGTCATGTCCTGATTGTCGTAATAGATGGCCTCGGCTTCCAGCTCGCCCTTCTTGCCGTCGGCTTTGGCTGCCTGAGAAAGGGATTCCGTCATTTCTCGCTGAGAACCATCCGTGATGGCATAGCCTCCCTTGGCCTTGATCACCGTCCTGAAGGCGGCGTCCGCCATTTTGAGAGGGGCACTGCCATGTGCTTGGGGAGATAAGGGGCCACGGTTGAAGCCAACAGCATTGTCATTCCCAGCAAAGCCGAAAAATTTCACACCATTCAGGGAAGAACGCCGCAAGTCCATCCGCGCCCCAATCTGATCAAGCCAGTATTCGTCAGCCTGATTAATTTGCGATTTGGCCGTGAGATCGTTCACCGGATTTTCCAGTTTGGCGGCAATCAGTTCAGAGATGCCATGGATGAGCGCCACCAGCGGGTCATTGGTTTTGTGCTGCTGCGGCATGAGTGCCAGCAGGTCTTTTCCTCGTGTTGCCATGCCTACGCTCCATTAATGGTAATGGTGATGTCATCAGAGTTCAGGATGACCGCCTTCTCAATCATGGTCATGGCAATCACTTCCGCATTCGCTCCACCTTTGCGGCGCAAATTCAGGAAATTAACGGTATGTCCAGGAACGGAATTGATGGGCGTATAAAGACGCGACTTAGCTGCTGGTTCACCAATGAGCAGACCATCCATTTCAAATTTGTCCTGCTCTAATTGCAGTTCGAGAGTCCCGGCGAAATACGCTTGAATGCGTTTCTTCAAGAGACTCAGGCCGTCCGTCGGGAATGTAGGGCCGGGGTCAATATCCAAGTCGATTTCTAATCCTACCTCCACGGCCCTATAGAAATTGATATAGACGGTCGGTCCCTCGCGCCCATCTGCTCGATACGTCTTGACCGGCACAGACACGTCGCCGGTGGTGGGGCCACCGCCTGTCTTCTTAAGCTGAATAGCTTTGGCAATCTCTTCATCGACACCGCCGAGCACCACAATCGCAGTGGAGTTGGGGGGCAACACAACCTGTTTGATGGTTTTAGGCTCCTTGGTATCATTTTCTTCTCCCACTGCCTCCAGGACACCTTCCTGCTCAAGTACTTCGGCCACAATTGAATTGAGCGGAGAGGTGGCGTTCTTGAACAGTTTGCGGAAATAGCCGCGCTTGAAGACGAAATCATTCTCCTTGAGCTTACCGGGCTGGCCGTCTGCTGGGTTGTCAAGCGTCTCCCAGCCCGTCACACCGGATACAATGGCCGTGATGCTGTGCGCCTTGCACGGTATAGGCCCGCCTTCAACTGATTCCATGATGCCGGATACAGTGCCACTGGCCGGGATAGTCACGGTAGACCGCAGCATGAACATGTCGCCGTCAGTGGACCGCGCCAAGGAGCCTGCTGAAACCACGGTGCCCGGAACCCCGGTTATCACCACATTTACTAGGGACGGTTCATCTCCGTTACGGGCTATGGCAAGGATGGCGGTGAGTCCGTCTATTTGCTGGCCGACGGCATCAAAGATGGACAGGGAGTTGCCCACGCCGAGTATCGCTTCATCAAACTCGGCAAGCCGCAAGGCCAGTAGGCCGATGACTGTACCTTGCGGGGTGTCCGGTTCAAGAACGAGGTCCTCGCCAAAGGCTGTCTTGAATATTTCCTCCAGATCAGCTTTATATTCTGAAAGTGCTGTGCGTTCGACGCCAGCGGGGGTGACTTTTGCCATGATTGCTCCTTAAATCGATACTGAAAATTCGCCGTAGATGGATGCCACCTGGGCCGAATAGGAAAAAACGCGAGTAGTGCTGTCGATGGTTGCCGACACTTTGCGCACGTCCGTAACCTCTACCTCTTCCAGAATGGACTTGGTGATGGTCTGGGACGCAAGACCGGGAGATGCCGGACGCCGGAAAATCGACTGTCGATAGGGAATGCCCTTGGTTGTGTCCAGAAACCACTCACCGCGCCAGAGCTTGAGTTTGGTCTGCACCCGTTGCCTGAGTCCTTCCAGACCGGTCACGACACCAAAATTGCCGTCCTTACTCAGGGCGAGGTTGCCGGTGGCATCATCTATATTCCAGGTACGTGCCATATCCGCTCCTAAGCAGGTTCCGAAGTATCCCTGTTTTCAGCATCCTTGTGGTGATGCGTGGTTAATTCTTTGCCACCAGCTTCAACCTCTGACGCATTGACCAGCTTGTTCTGGTTCATGTCTATGTCAGCATCCATTTTGGCTGTTCCGCCGCCATATCCTCGGAAAGCACTAGCTTCCACGATGTTGGTAAATTGAGCCAAAGGGGTATCCACCAAGACCCTTTCTGTAGCAACGACTTCTGCCTTCACAGTCTCAACATGAACCTTGTTGGTCGCTACAACCTCAGCGTCTTTGGTTTCAACCCGCACCAATTTGTCGGAGATAATGCGCACTTTGTCCGGGTGGATGGACAATGCCTGCTTGGCATCGTTGGTCTGCAATATGGCCCCTTCGGTGTTCTCGGGCAATATCTCAAGCTCCCCGAATCCGGCGATGGCCACGGCATCTTTCAATTCCATGATGCCGCCTGATGGGTCCTCTATTTCATAGGTTTCCTTGAACCGATCAATGCCGCGCATACAGAAAATGAGCAGCACCGGTTCACCCTTCGGCAGCGGGAAAAGGAGAGTGAACCCGCCGCCGGAAGGGTGCAGGACAGGGACGTTGTGGAGCATGGGCAACGCTTCGGTGGTCCCGTCCGTAAATTTGCGCCGAAAAGCCGGAATGACCGTGGCCCGTTTTTTCTTTGGGTCATAGCTCACGATTTTGCCGGGGCCAGCAGTCCACAGCCCGACCTTGAAACGATCAAAAGCAAAACGGATGGCCTCCAGCAGTGAGTCTTGGGCACGACGTTCGTTTCTATTGCTCATAGGGGATACCGTCCAAGTCAGCGGTGAATTGATTCTTGCGGTTGTCACCACGCAGGAACTGCTGGCGCACCTTCCAGTAGGCGTTGTATTCCGGGTTGTAGGCATCCACCTCAAAGACTGAACCAGGACGCAGACCGGGCCGGAGCAAGGTTGTGACCTTGATTCCTTCCTCAGTCTTGGCCGGGCTACCAACCATCCCGGTTGCAGAGCTAATCAATGGAATTTGATCATCGAAAACACCATCGGGCGGCAGAACGACGATATAGCCGTCCTCTTCAAACCAGTCATAGAAATGATAATGGAGAAGGCTATCCAGCAGGTCGCCGGTTTTGCCTGAGTAAGCATAATTGTGCAGAGTTTCATCCGGCAGCGTGTCGAGTCCCTGAATGCCTTGCAGGTTAAACGAGGGAACAGCCTGCTTGACGATCTCCTTGAGTGTCATCGGCCCGGAAAAGGATAGACTGACGTAGGCATCCGTCAGCTTGAACACATTGCCGCCCAGCCAGATGGTGGTGATGCGGTCCAGCTCCCGACGCTCCCGGTCAATGTTTGCAATGTCGCCGTCAAACAACAGGGAGTAGTCACCGTCGTACCCGGCCAGTACGCGCACTCGGTCAGCCTTGTTCACGATAAAAGCCTGATTCGCTTCCGTGAGATTGTAAATGGACACAAAACCTTCGGCGGGCGTGGAGTCGAGATTCTTCTTGATCTCAAACGTCATGCGCAGATTGGTGAATTCCAACAGGCCACGCGGAGAATCCGAGTCGCCAACAATCACTTTTATGGAACGTTTGTACAATCGCATAACTAAGCCTTCGCCACTTCGTCTTTGATGTAGTCAATGCCGATTCCTACGGCCTTCTTGATGAAATCTTTCATGTTGGGTTCCGAGCCAGTGTAGACGAAATCATGGGTTGTGCCCCAAGCGAGACGCCCCATCTTCGAAAGATACGGGTTTTTGGGATACGCGACGAAATCCCCTTGAAACTCAGGCACAAGCCGGGTTCCAAACTGTTTGATAATGGGAACACCTGGATTGATACGTCGGCCCACAACAATCTTCTTGCCTCCGGGGAGGGCAACGTCAGCAACCCATCCACCCATCACATCTGACCACGACACAGTCATGGTTACTTCCTGCCCATTGACAGGGACCGTAAATCGTTGGGAAGCGTAGTTCTTCAACTCGACCAACAGCACGTTCGTCAGCTCTTCGCCCAATACTTCCTTGAGCTTTTCGACAAGCTGGTTGGGAGCCTTCTTGGGGAGTATCTTCCCGCGCTCCACAGTATCTGTTTTGTTCTCAGCCGGGGATGTCGGTGCTTTTTGCCCATCCTCACGAGCCCGCACTTCATTGTCGCCCGCTCCTTTCACCTTGCGGGAAGACAGCTTGGACAATTCCGTGTCCGCAAAGAGCATTTCCTCAAGGGTGATCGTGAACTCAAGGGCATGGCCTGTCCCCTCGTTAACTGGTGCGTCAAGATTGACGATGAGCATGTTTTCGTATGTCTCAAGCATCGTGACAACGGTAAGCGGCTCACATTGTGCTTGCAGATACTTGAGGCGCGCCCATGCATCTTTCGCAAGCTCCTTGCCCGGCAAGTAGGAAAATGCCTCGGTTCCTTCCAGGCGGAGATCGGACACCACACCGGACAAACGTAGCGTACGGGGTTCCACAACTGCGTTGTCAGTAGTATTTGCGCCATTCTCCACAGGGTTGTTGGTCTTAGAGACTTTCTGGCTGTGGGACTCGGACGGATGCAAGTCCACCAATCCCCGTATCTCTTCAATCTGTGTAGAGACCGAAAAGATAGAAATGTCCTGCTTGTTAAGCTGTTCGTTATTTGTGGGCATAACCTACTCCGCGATCTTGGAATCAAAGCCCTGATGAACTCGGCGGGATTGGTCCTTCAGCTCACCTGCAACGTTGGAAGCGATTTGCTTTGCATCGCCATTCGGCACGCTAACTTCCACCTTGTCCACATGCACAGTCCGCACGGAATTGTCCTGGCGCACGGTGGAATTGGTGGTAGTGGATGCGCCACCTACCGGAGACGAGGGCATCTGGCTCTGCCCACCCACAAACGCATTGGCCTGCGCCAACGCCTGTTGTACCTGGGATGGCTTGCCGCCCTTGGAGGGAATGTTGCCCTTGGAACTTTCATCGCCTTCAGGAGCCGGTTCTTCTTCGTCATCACCAAAGAAGTTGAAGAAGCGGCCCACGGCACTCATGAAGCCGTCTTTCTGAAAAATGGCGTACAAATCATCCCAAATGGCGATAACCCGGATGAGAGCTGCGCCCATGGCAGCAAGGCCCATGACAATCACACCGATGGGATTGGCGGTAAGCGCTGCATTGAGTGCCCATTGCGCGGCGGACCACAAACCTGTGGCCCTGGTTATGACGGCAAATTGCTTAATCGCACCGGCCAGCCCAGTTGCCGAGAGTATCGAAAGCATCGCCTGTAATCCTCCTGCGGACCATGCGGCGAGCTTGAAGGCCGTACCCATTGCAAGAATGGCCGGACCCGATGCAAAAGCCAGGGCTACAATCGCCTGCATCCATTCCGGCAGCAGCATGAAAATATCAAGGGCATTGGCTATGAAGTCTGCAAGGCTGTGGAGCATGCCTGTCAACCCGGCTTCGCCCAGCACTTCAACGGCCTTTCCGCCCATGGTGACAAGACGGTCCCAGGACGAAATAAGCAGGTCGATGTTCCGCTGGGCATCCTTGGTGATGGTCGTGCCATCGGCCTGGACACTGTACACCTTGTCGAGAGTCTCAAAGGCTCCGGTTTTCTTGAACTCTGCAATGGCGGTTCCGAAGCCTCGCGCTGCCTCGGCATCAAAAATGGTGTTAATAATTTTGAGGTCGCCGCCTGTGGCCCGAATGATATCCTTGAACATGTCATTGATGCCCCGGCTGGCGAAATCGACGTTCACGCCCATCTGTTCAAGCCGCTTGATCTTGGCCGGAGAAGTAAGGTTGCGCATCAATGCTTCAAAGGTCGTGGCCGCAGACTCGGCATTGCCCGTATTCTGCCGGATAACTTGCATGACCGTCCCCAGCTCTCGCAGGGAGCCGATGCCTTGACGGTTAGACGCGGCGTAGGCGGAGATAATACGCGGTCCCAAACGGGCCATGTCGGCAAGCTCAAAGGAACCAGCTTTGCCCTGAACCGTGAGCAGATCAAGAGCGGTGAGTGCGTCGCCCGATGCAATATTCAGCTTTTTGAATTCCGCAGTGACTCCGGCAATGGCAGTACTTTTATCGCCTGCGGCCTGCATACCGAGAGCCACGGCGTCCAAAGTCTCAACGGTGTATTCCATGTCGCCGGTTCGGGTGATCATTTCATTCATACCGACGACCAAAGCGGACTCTTTGAGCTTGTTATCATGGGCCACCTGATAGATGACCCCGTTGAGATCACGAAGCTGCTCATTGCTTAAATCAGCGGCGTTACCGAGGCGGGCAAGCTCCTGCTCTTTTTGAGCAAGAACAACCGCAGAACCCGCAAGGGCACCGGTAAGCACCGCGCCTGCGCCAAGCAGGGCATCGCCTACCTGATTGGCTTTGGCTTCAATACGCCCGAGCGATCTCTCAGCTTTCTCAAGCTGGGAAGCGTCTACCGCATACAAAAAGCGGGTGATGAGGGTGTCGAGTACGGTTGTTGCCACGTCTATGTTCCTGCCTTGTTCCGGGCTTCGGCCTCGGCGGCCTTCTGCGCCCGGCGGTCATTTTCAGCTTTGGTTTCCAGAATGTCCGCCATAACCACAAAGTCATCTAGAGTTAGGTTGTAGATGTCTCCATATCGGCAGAGTCCGGCGCTGATGGGTCCTGCGAGGAGTCCGGGAAGGAAACGGCATTCTTCAACGCGGAAACGAGGTCCAGAAGGCCGGAATCGCGGACCACTCGCTTGCAGGACTTTTCGAAATTTACAACGAGGCTTCGGATGATCAGCTCATAGATGATGTCGCCTTCCATATCTTGGAATGCGGTATCTTCCATCCCGGCCAGATCGGCCCAGCCCTTCTCAACATTTTTACCCTTGAACTGGATGTGCTGGAACAGTTCCCCACGCAGCTCCTCAACAAAATTATGAGGGAGTAGCATTACGCCCTTGACGAACACGGCAGCGGTGTGCGCCAGCGATGTGGCGTCCTGAGCGTTGGTTTGTGCGGCCAATTCTCGGCGGGATTTGTCCAGCAGCTTCCAGGAAACTACGGCGGGCATCTTATTGATGTGGAACGTGACCGCCCCGCGTGTGAATTCGGGGGCGGTCATGTTCTCAATGTTGTTGAGCATTTTCTCAAGCATGGTCTCTCCTTTTTACACTTGGTTCCTAGAAGCTGGCCGCGGAGTAATCGTCATCAATGGTTTCGAATTCGATGACATATTCCATGGTACCGACGTTACCTTTGCCCAAGGAGGGCAACGGCGGGTATTTGGTCAGGATTCCATTTTCCAGCTTGGCAGTGACGCCGTTTTCCGGGTCGCGGAAGGTGCCGCTCCATATGATTTTTGCTCCCTTTTTAACGGAGGCTGCGGCAGCCTGCATGAACTTGACCGAAGAGGAATTCGGCAGGAGTTTGATCGTAAGAGGGCCACCCTTGGTGCCTGTGGAACTGGCGACCATTTTTCCGTCCGCGCCACGTTTGACGTTTGCCAGCTCTATGGAGTCGGTGCTGAGGGCTTCGGAGTCATCGGACCACCCGGAAAAGGTATGCCCGTTGAGCTGGAGAACAGTTCTTTCAAGCGAGAATTCCATTGAATGCTCCTTTTAGTTTTCGAAGAGTGCGCCGAGATTGGCGAAGTGGATGGCACCGCTACCCTTGAGCCATACAAAGACCTCAGGAGCCTTACGCTCGTTGCGGTCGGACTGAGGCTGCTCGGAAATGGGATTGGAGTAGACGAGGTAGCCGTTGGGCAGAAAACCGTCGAACTCATCGTTACCGGTGGTGTCCTTCAGGTGCTTCGTGAGGGCCGGGGAAAGCTGACCCGGACCAATGCCACCATTACGCACAGCTTGGCGGCATACATTACTAACGGCATCCACCAGAGCGGTCATGCCGTCTTCGTCCTGGGCCAACACGGGAATCTGGCGCAGCAGATTGTACTTTTCCACGCGGACAGCATTCACGAACCAGTCCATGAAATAACGCACATCCGCGAAAACACCGGGCTTGAAGGTGTAGCCTTCGGTGTAGATGTCATCACCGGAGAACGTCGTGTAGACATTGACCTTCTTGCGGTCGAGTTCCTTTTTCTGTGTGCTGTTGATGGCATCCGGCAACGTGCCGTGCATCGTCTTGAACTTGAGAGTCCGCATGGAATTCCGTGCGGAGAAGTTGATCAGGCCGAGATCAGCGGCAGCGGACAGGCTCTTGTAATCCTCTGTTGCGGAATAGGTGCCCACGGTACGTTGTGGTTTCAACTCGCTCAACTGGTAGAACAGAGATGAGGATTCATTGGTGATGAGTACCTGCGGGTCATTGCTTTCAAGAAATACCATGTATTCACGCGATGCAACCCAATCGTTGACCGCCTTCTTTTCCTCATCAGTAAAGGTGATATCCGTAGTGACGAAGTAGAACGAGCCGTCGAGTTCCTGAAGCGCATTCAGGGCGCTTTCGACGGTTTCCTTTTCCAGCCCCTTTTGTTCTTTGACACCAGCCGCCAGAGTCCATCCCAGCAGGGCCGAAATGTCAGTTCCGGTGGAGGGAGCATCCGCACCAAGAGTCTTGCCGGTTCCGGTAGCGGTTCCGGTCAGCTTCATGTAGCCGGGTTTGCCTTCATTGGGTTCGACAAACGCGCAATCTGCGGCGATAGCATCGGCGGTCAGTTTGGCGTCTATGATTCCGGCCACGTCAGTGTAGGAAGTGGCCGCAGTGAAATCCAGAGGACCAACATTCGCTAACGCCCCACCGTCAACGGATAAACCGAAAGTCCCGTTGTTGATAGCCTGAAATGAAGCCAGCGGCGCAAGAGTACCACCAAGCAGAATTGCGGGGGCAGGATTATCCAGATTGACACGTCCGATCATAAGGTTTTTGGGAGAAGGCTCCTTGCTGAAATGGGTCTTTCCCGCAGCATAAGGTTCACTTGCAACCGGGAAGACATCCGCCATTGCATCATGGTCGGCAAACGTCATCACCCGGCCAGGGCCGAGGGGCATGGTTTCGTCCCGAGTGAGCAAAAGGGGAATGCCGAATTCACGGCGCAAGACGCCCTGTTCGGCAATACTGGCCGAGACCTTGACTATTTCATCGATATTCATACTTGTTCCTCCACTTTGTCTTCGAGATCCGATTCGGCGGTTTCGTTAACGGTTACACCTATGGTCGTGTCGTCGATGGCCGCCACTTCGGTCACCGTCGATTTGGTCACTGTGATTTCAAGGTCGAGCTGGGCGCGTTCTTCCCACCGCTTTCCAATAAGCGCGGAAAGATCGCGCACGTCAGATGCCCGGTGCCAAGTCAACCCCTGCATAGCCAGAACAGTCTGGTTTATCGGGGCATCCGGGTATTCCAACAACGCCTGAGCCATATCCATTGCCCCTTCGCGGTAGAAGTTGACTGAGCAGCGAACAAGGCGCGAAGACGTGACTCTTTGCATGACCTTGGTTTCATCCCCTTCAATGAGATAATTGCGCACTTTGGCAGTGCCGAGCTTCCCATGCGAACGAATAAGGACCGAGGCATACACACCGCTTTGGGCTTTAGGACTTGGCCCATCATCCTTAGCCGGGATGACTTGCTTGGGCTCCAGACCTGTTGCACCGGCAAGCATGGCGCGGATGGCCCGTCCAAGGTTCACGTGTGTGAATGGAGAAACTGCCATTATGCTTCCTCTTCAAACAGCACGGCGATCAATTCGCTGTGCTGGTCGTAGGGCAGACTGCTTGCAACTTGGAAATCCTTGCCGTCCACGCGCAAAACATCGCCTCCGGTTTGCCCGACACCAGTGCGCAAAGGTTGCGCATCTGCACTGGCGGACAGAAATACTTCAATGGCCTCAATGAGGCGTGCGCCGCCTTCAAGGTTTAGCCGTTGCAACCGTTCGTCAGCCAAATCCATGGGCAAAACCGCGCCGCGAACCGGAGTTGTAACGGAGGCACCCGGCGTCCATTCGCCGTGTCCATCCCGGTCTCCAGGCTGTTCCCGGATAAGCTCAAAGGGCTGGGTAAATTCGGGGTCATTCAGCAGTTCGAGTTCCATCTAATCCATCCTCGCGCTAAACAGGAAAAACACTCCCAACAACGCCAATGGCGACTTGGTGAACACCGCCACAAGAACCACGCAAACGCATATGGCGACATTGATAGTTGCAGCGGCTTCATACGGATTCATTATTTAAGCTCCCATGTGGCTGCCCGGCGGGCTGCGCCTGATTTCATCATCGGGTTGTCCACGCCTTTTTGCTTGATGGTCGCCGGGGCGTTTGCCGGGACACTGATTTCCGTAATCTGCTCGGCAATCAGGTTGGCACCGTGTTGGCCGAGAACGTTCAAAACGGCGTCGCTGGCATACCCTTTGCCCTGTGAAAGTTGGGCGAGCATGCGAGGGAAATCCACGCGCATGATATCTACTGCCGGGCGGATGGTCGGACGCTCCGGGGCATGGACTGTGCCGTCCTTTTTACGGGTGCCGAACTCGTTCCAGGCCATGACTGCGGCTATGGGAGTTCCGTCAGGATACGGGGTTTTGATAAACCCGATGTCCAATGCACGTTCGCCTTTTGCTGCCTGCTGCCGGGCAGTGGCGATGAACGCTTTGAGTTTCGCACCACCGGTGACACTGACACCCTTTGCCATGGCTATGCTCCCACCACACCGACGCCCAGGAACGTCTTCTTTTTGAGGTTCATGAAGGTGCGGCCATAGCCGGTCTGACTCCACCACGCCTCGTCTTCGGTCTGCGCCTCATGGCCGGGCTGATAGGAGGTCTGCATTTTGCCTACCTTCTTGGAAACAACCGCCCCGGCAGCCGCCATTGGACCAAGCTTGCCGGACGGATCAGCGTCAGCCTGATAGTTGACTTTCAGAACGTGCGCGGCAGCATAACCGGCAGCGGTATCCGCTGCCGCGCCCCATGCCCCTTCATCCATGTGCACCAGATACACTTCATCCAAAACAGCTTGGAGGAGCGTCTCTGCTACATCAATGTAGATGGGAAAACGGGTTTGAACGTCCTGAGGTGTCAACATGGCTACTTATCGTCCTCTTCAAAGGCTTTGACGGCTTCTTCGTGGGCCTTGCGAGCCTTGGTGGCTGCGGCCTTTGCCGACTTGAGGTAGTTCTTGGCGGTCTTGATATCTTCGTCGTTCTTGGGCTTGGCATTTTCTGCCTGCTCCAGGGTGACTTCGGACTTCGTGACCAGCAGCACGGCTTCGTCGGACTTGACCTTCAGCTCGTTGATCTTGGCCTGGGCTTCACGCTTGGCGAGATCGGCCTCGCGCTGGACCAGCTCATCAGCGTTGATGGTGGTCTTGGCTGCCTCGGACAGAGAGGTCTTGGTGGGACGCTCATCAAAGACCTTGAGCATTCCTTCGTCGAAGTACGCGCCGCTGGATTTCAGCCAACCGGCTACCAGCTCACGGTCCACTTCGATAAAGAACTTGGCCTCCACCAGCTCGTACTTTTCGTCGCCGGTCAGACCGGTGTCGATGGCACCGATGCAGGGCGGGAAGTGAATACGGGTTTCCTTTCCCTTGCGAAGTTTCGGGGGAATGGTCAGGCCGATGGGCGTGCGCCCGGTGTTCAGGATGTACTTGGGCATGATTCTCTCCTTTGCTTACATGCCGTCGCGGTAAACCAGCGACTTGGGGAAACGAATTTCGGCGGGGCCGAACTGGTAATAGCCGTACAGGTTCCAGTGCATGGCGTTCTGCTGCACCGGCAGGAACACCAGCGGGATGGTGTGGTGGCTCATCACGTTGAACTGTTCCTTTTCAGACACCACCATGCGGTCAGAGCCGCCGATTCCGGCACCATCTAGGCGCACGTCGGAGACGATCTCCAACTCCTTCTTGGTACGGGCGGTGTAGGCGTTGTTCTTCTTGAGGTATCCCAGGACAGTCTTGTCAGAGTCGGGCATCTGACGGCTGGAGATGATGTCGAACTTCTTGGACGCAAGGCGAACGACGCCGGGAATGTGGTTTTCCACGGTGGTCTGGACAACGTCGGAAATGGCATCGTTAAAATCTTCAATGATTTCCTTTTCCGTCTTGTTCTCCCACAGCTTGAGAGCTGCACCGGCCACGCCCTTGGGATTGGATGCGGAGTCGGCTACATCGCCAACCTCAACGCTGGGGTTGTTGTAGTAACCCTCGTAGCCGGGGATGCGGGATTCACCAAACCATGATACGCGGTCAATGTGTTCTTCACTGACCTTGCGCATGCCGGACATGACTTCTTCTTGCGGAGACAAACCGGGCGCAGCGTTCTTTTTACGTGCACCGGCTGCAAGAATATCCTGAATGGCATAGCTGCCGCCCACAAAGGCCACCTCAATGGGAACCGTGACCTGTTTCATGCGCACCTGCACCTGCGGCACGTTGTTGGCGGCCAGAATGCCGAATTCGCCCACGCCAATCACATCCTTGACGTGATAGACAATGGAGTCGGTATAGCCGCCACCGGCGATGATGTCGCCGGGCGCGAAGATTTCATGGTAGCGCACGGAGCTGTACTTGCGCTCGTATACGCGGGTTTCCACCTTGGCGAGGTCGGAACGCATGTGAGAGAGACCTGCGCTGAATTCGGCTGCGGCGGTACGGGCGGCAGCCGGAGCGGCGTCCATGGCAAGCTGTTTCTGTGCCTGCCGGGAAAGGATGCCGTCCATCATGGTCGCCGGGTTGGCTTCGTCCATGGCTGCGACGGTCTGACCGGCCTGCTGTTCACGCACGAAAATGGCGTTCAGGCCGGAAAGGCCCATGGAACGCTCCAGAGCGAAACCGGCCCCGGACGGAATTTTGGGAATGCTGTTCATAATGTAGCTCCTTATGCAGTCTGGTAGTAGCCAATGGAGACTTCTACGATATCACCGGCACTGCCGGATTCCTCGTAGCGCCATCCTGCGGCCTTCTTGGGGGTGTTGCCCGAGTTGTTCGGGGCTACGAAATCACCGGGAACGATACTGCCAGCAGAAGCCGTGGCAATGTGAACGGTACTGCCCTTGGTCACTGCTTCCTTCACCACGACAAAGACCTTGCCCTTGTCGCAGACCGGCGCGGATTTGCCAGCGGCGAACTCCACGCTGTCCTGAGCGACGTTTGCCGGGGCGGACAGGGAGTGCATAGCCACGCCCACGAGGATGTCGTTGACGCCGGACGGCAGTTTGACCTGGTTGGCAGATGTGCCGCGCACAACCGCTTGGGCGGGTTTCACAGCACCGCCTTCCACGATGTTGGAAGCTATATTGCTGACTGATGCGTCCGAGCAGACGCCCGGAGTACGGCTGGCATGATAGAGTCCATATTTTTCCTGGACGGGCATGAGCTAGTCCTCCTTGGTGGCCGGGGTGCCGTTGAGGTTGTTGATGTGGGCATCACGGGCGGACAGACGGGGTGCCTTGTCGGAGCCTGCGCCGCCGGGAGCGGCGTCCATGGCCGGGATGATCGGGGCCTTGGGTTCAAGCTGCTTGCAGGCGATGTCGAAATAGGCATCCCGCACCACGTTCTCGGCCTTGGAAGTGTCTTCATCCAGGGCGTGCTTGATTACGGCATCCTTGATTTCTTCCACCTTCATGGTCTTGGGGTCGCCTTCGCAATTGACGGTCTTGAATGCGTCCATGGCCTTGAACCGTTCTTCGGCGGCCTTGACCACGGCGTCTTCATCCATGGCAGGCTTGCCAGCGTCATCTTCGGGCTTGGGGTCATCGGAACCGCCGTCCTTGCCCAAAGCGTCGAGCTTGGCATTCATGGCCTTCATCTGGCTGCCGATGCCCTCCAGGGCAGCCGCGAGACGGTCATTGCCTGCCGCATCATTGGCGGCGGGCTGCGCTGCGGGCGTTGCCGGGGGGGCTGCGACGGCCTTGTCCTGACCGACGGAGATACCCAGCTTGGCGAGAAATTCTCCGAACAAGCTGTCTTTTTCCTTCTGGTCCATTCCTTCCTCCGTTGTTTGGGGATGTGAAATCTGTTCATCGAAAACGCGGACCTCCGGGCCGGAACGGCCACGTGGCACAACCGCAACATGGTTGCCCCGGATTTCCACTTGCCTGTACTCGTATGCTTCGCCCTCAAAGACACCGGACTCCTCAATCAGCACGAAAAGAAAACCAGGACTGATTTCCTTGACGCCCTTCTCAAGAGCCTTTTCCGCGTCTTCCGATTTGATCATCAGGTCCGTTATGAGCGTGCCGTCGGAAATGTCGATGGCTCCGGCCACGTTTCCGTCCGCACGTTCACGGCTCTTGCGGTCACGGCCCTGCATGGCGTGGCCGACCAGCACGTCAAGCCCCTCGAAGGACTTGACCGTGGCCGGGGAAAGAACATCTTCGGGCAGTCGGGCCACCTTGATTCGTTCGTTGGGGTCGCCGGGCAGCTCGAAATCACCACGCAGATACGTGACAACGCCGGGCCGGAATATTCGGGCGCGGTTGATGAGAAAGCCGTTGGTGTCCCGCTGGCGATTCTCGGAAAGGGGAATGCGATCAAAAGCGAAGTGACGAGTTTTCATAGGTGCCAAAGATACCAAGGCGGGCACCTCTAGCGTCTTGAACGAGTTCAAGAAAAAAGCCCTTGGCTGCATGGGCGCAGACAAGGGCTTTAGATGGTGGTTTTGCTCGTGGAAAATACCCTGCCGTAAAATCCGTTCGGTGTCCAGACCTTGCATTCGGGGTTGGAATCACGACCACCGGCACGTTTATAAACGTTTATAAACGGCACAGGCGGTGATTTTTGTGAAAATATGCACGATGACACGGCGCAAGAGTCTAGGAATTCTTTAGACGTAATTTCTAGACAAAGGCTAGATTGGTCAAATCGGAGGGAGAAGTGGGCACATTCGGCAGTGCCATGCAGCGGCACCCGATAGCCTCACCCGGATGGCCGTCATGGTGCTTATGCTCATACGAGTATGTTCGTCCCGCCCGGAGATAGTGGTTGCCATGGCTGGGGCTGGGTGGCCATACACCGGCACCAACCACAAGGCGGTCTCCAGCGGTCATCCAATCATACGTCCGGCATCCTATGGATTGGGAACGGAGCCGCGAAAAGGTGGCCGTGTAGGTCGCATTGATCTCGGCGGCAGCAAACTTGGCTCGCTTGATATTCCCGGCGTAGAGCTTCTTGATGTAGTTTTGCAGGCTGCCTTCAGGAACGCGCTGCCCTGTGAAGTTCTTCATTGCAGCATTCTTGAGGCGCTGCATGGTGTCCGCTCCGTACCGCTCGAAATATCCCATATATGCGGTCACGGCATTGTTGAAGGGAACACCAATGGCCGGGTCTTTGAGGAGGTCGATGGTAGAAACCCCCAGCGTCTGCATGATGGATTGCAACCACCGCTTCTTTGCTGTTTCCAATACGAACTCAACGCCACTCTCTGCCCGCATGAAGGCATCAAATGTGGCATACCATGCGCTGAATTCCTCAAAAGTCGTATCCAGTGGGTCAAATGAATCCAACGCCCCACCGTGAGGTACATAATAGCTGATGATGGATTGTTCGCTTCTGCTGATGAACCCGTTCAACGCGGCAGCATAGGCAAGGGTGTCCTTTTCCAGGCGTGCGGTGACGGCCCGGCTAGGCTTGGTAGGAGCTGCCCGTTTCGTCTTACGAGGCATGGCTACTCCGAATCATGCGGGGGTAACGCCTCAGCCTCTTCCGCTGGCGGAGGCGGCGCGGGGGCGTCGAGATCGTCATGCTCAACCTCTTCCAGGTCGAGGAACGGAGCAGACAGGTCCATGTCCACGTCAGCGCCTTCCGGCAGCAAGCCCCACTCTCTGGCCTGGACAGCCAATTCATCATCACGCGCACCAATGTCGAACATGGTGCGCAAGACCATGGCCTTTTTCAACATGGCGTCAGCTTGGGTGCGCTCGTTCTCCGCCTGCTCCTTCTCCGTGGGTTGCCAGAGCGGTTGCCATGTGTACGGTTCATCGGGGTCAACACCGGCCAGCGGCAACAGGATGGGGTCGAGCTTGGTCAGCGCAGGGTCGATACTCTGGGTACGATCACTTTCCAGGCCATCATAGTAATTCCGTATGTCCGACTCGCCTGTGGCATTGAGACCACCGGGCGACGTGCCCCAGAACTTGGTCATAGGAATATCCGCAGCGGCGCATATGGGCTCCCGGAATTCCTTCATGGTCTGGAACAAACCGTTGAATTGAACCTGCAAGAGTTCCAACTTGTCCGCAAGGTCCATCAGCACCGCATTGTGCGTGGATTTGGTCGAGTTGATGAATTGCAAATAATCGGTGAGCTGCTGGTACTTCTTGGTGCCCAGCATGGCCCACAGATTCTGCAACTGGTAAATAGGCGTTCCCACTTCCTGGACGAGCTGCGCAACGGTTTGCCGCACGGACATGTTTTGGAGCAGTTCTTCGAAGATCGGCCCCAGCACGGAGTCACCAAAGAAGTAGTTGTCCTCGCGCTGATTGCTGGACGGCAGGAAATTGCCACGGAAAGGGATAACGCGGCTCTGGTGTACCGGGTGGCCGTAGATATAGTAAATCTCCGGTTCCTTGCCGAACGGGTAGTAGCTGAGGAATGTGTCGGACGGCATCACAGTAACGTTGGAGCGTTCTATCGGATACAACCCACGAATGGAGCGAATGTTACCGATTGGCTCAAACGGCTGCCGGTTGTCCTCAAGGTCCATGAGCAGCACAGCCCCACCATTGCGGCGGGTCAATTGCTGCACATCATAAAGGGCACGGCGCAAAAATACGGCATCCTCAATCCGGCGCACGGCTTTTTGCTGATCTTCACCCAGCCCCTCAAAGTCTCGCCAACGGCGCAGCATATCGCCGGGGGGCAACTGCACAATCTTACGCGCTACCCAACTGGAACGAAACAGGGTTTGGTACACCACATCCGTATTGGAAAAGGGCGTGGTGTCTATGGGCATGAGGGATAACGCTTTGTCCGCATTGGACCCCAGCCCGGTCAAGGTGGAGGCCACAGCGTCAAGTGCCTGCCGCCGTGTGGCGGCTTCCCGCTCATTACCCGCAGCGATTTGAACGATGTCCATAAAATCTCCTATACTCTCACGCCACGCATGTGCAGCGAGGCCTCACGAAAATTGATACCGGAAATATCGCCGCCCACCTGTGCGGCATCCAAGGCAAGGGCATGCGCCCAAAATTCATCCGCGTGGCTGTCGCCCACTTGCGGTGCGTTAAAAAGGATATTGCCAGTAGGCGTAACGATTTTTCTGATAGAGCGGTGGGCGGTTGCAATGTCCTTGCACTCAGAAAATCGGCAAGCGCGTTTTTCCAAGTTGGATTTGACCAACCGGGCAAGGTGCGCCTTTGAATGCTGGTTAAACAACACGCCCTGCACACGGTAGGAGCCATGCCTTGCAATGGCATCTTCCACAAATTTCTCACCCATGCCTGTCTGGTCAATGCGGCATGATGCCACCTGATATTTGGCAAACACTTCATCCAATTCAGCATCCTGCACGGCAAAGGGCGCATTCTTGAGGCGTATGATCTCGCGCAGCCAGAATATGTCTCCCACCAACTCATACACCCAGATAACGGTCAGGTGACGACGGCGGGCAATGTCCACACCCACGTAGCACGGACCACCGCCGTACAGGTCAGGCAACCCGGCCTGCTGGTGCTGGCAGGGCAAGATGTCATCCCACAAGATGTACTTGTCCATGGATTCGGCGGCAACGCAGTTGTATTCCTGCTGGAAAGAATCTTCATCGCCAGCCAGGGCGCGGCACTCGTCAATGAAGTCCGCCCGTTCGGCATCAGTCAGTGTGCGGCCAGCGATTTTATCGGCAAGCCCCTGCCTGACAGCATCATAAATGGTGGTCTTATGGTAGCCCCACTTGGGGTTGTTCTCGGCTTCTTTCGCCAGCCTGAAAAATTTGCAGGTTTGGTCTCCTTCCGAAGAAAGAACACGCACCGGGAAACCCCACATAACAATGGGGCTGGCTGCCTTCCAAAAGGCATCGCCGTCAGAATTCCATGCCGCCTCATCCCATACGAGCTTGCCGCCCTTGGAACGAAAGGCGCTAGGGTTGGAACTCAGCGCATGAATCTTCTTGCCGGATTTGAATTTTATGGCATGGGCTGTGATGTCCTTATCTTTATCAATGAGGATTTCGCCCATGTCGTCAGCGGCGATTCCCACCACTCGTGACCAGTATGAACAGTAGTCGATATATTCCCGCGCCGCGGTCATATCTGTTGAGGAAAACCAGACGTTCATGGGATTCTTGGCGCGGCCAGCGTCCAAGACATCCTCATAGCCCTGCGTGTACGTCATGCCGCCACGCCGAGTCTTGCGCCACAGCTTCATTCGGCTGAGGTCGTTCAGGTAATCGACCTGATATGGAAGGAAGTGTGCGCCCAGATTCACGGCTAGGCTCCCTTGAGGTAATCGTCAATGCGGCTGATAGCCTCTTCTGACAGCCCTTCCTGTCGAGCCACATCCTTAGCGGCTTTCGCAGCCTTGCGATTGGCCTCTTCCTGAATCTCTTTGCGGTACCTCTCGCGGAATACGCTGGAGCGCTGGAGCTGGGCCACGGCTTTCAACGTATTCGACACATCTTTTAGATTTTTGACCTTGCCTTCCGTGACCTGGTCAAACACCTCAGACATGAGCATTTTTGAAACGGCCTGTTCAAGATCAAGCGCGTCCGCGTCCTCACCGGCAAAAGCCTTGGCCTTGAGTTCGTTTTTGCGGACCACCTGCCACACCTTGAAAAAATCGTGGCCAAACCGGCCTACGGTGGACCGGGAAATATCGTGCCCTTGGTCTTGGAGCCATTCTGCTATTTCGTCATAGGTTTCACCGGCAATGAGTTTCCGGTCTATTTCGTCCCTGATTTCGGGCGGGAGCAGGTCAATCTTGGTCCTGGGGCGCAGTACGGTGCGGCATTGGTCCGTGGCGTCGGCCACATCGAGCTGATCTTTGGCATAGTGCGGGCAAGGGAAACCTTTGCCGCAGCCGGGAAAGTGCTTGGCAATGGTTTTGGCTGTAACCGGATGCCCTTTATCGGCCAGGAAGCGGGCAAGGGCGGCATAGCCGATGCCCGTTACCAGCTTCTTTCGAAACTGCTTTTCGATCTTCGCGGGGAGAGTCTTGTAAAATGGCTGCTGCATGAAAATTCCTGGTTTGAAGGGGCACCCCTCATGCGTTGGCTGCGGGTCGCACAAGGGGTGCCATGGTCATCGCTGCTGTCTTCATTCGTAAAGCTCGAAGACTCGCTAACGACTAAAGCAAGGAGGCGTTACACCTTGGTTATTCGCCGGATTCGTCACCGAAATACTGTTCGGGCGGCTTCACCTTGTCGCGAAGCGCCTGCACATCTTCGGCAGTGATGGTTTCCTTGTTCATGTCCTTGATGACGTTGATGGCTGCGGGGACGGTGTGTTCAGTGAACAGGCCGAGCAGCTCAAGCACTAATGTTGTTTCCATGATTTGATTCCTTTGATGCCGGACGTGAGCCGGGTATAAAGTGCGGTCAGGTCTCCAAGGCTAGCCGTAGCCGTGGAAAACGCCTGAATGGCGATCTCCTTTGCGCTGGGGTCAACAGTGCCGTCCTTGGTAGCCTCCACGTAGGCTTTCAGGGAGAGTGCCGCCGCATCGAAAGCGGATTTGTAGACGTTGCCCACATCGACGATCTGGCTCTTGGCGGCTTCGTCGATCAGGCCACGCTTGTATGCATCGCCTGCCGAGGACATGACAGCGTTGTAGGTGTTCGCCATGACGGACAGGGACGTGTAGGAAGTTTTGACGAAATCCTTTTCGCAGGCCGCAAGCGCCAGCAGGAGGCAGCACGAAACGGCCAGCAGGGTCAGTTTCTTCATTTCTCGTTTCTCCTCTGCCACGCTTTGGCCCCGAGGGCCGCAGCCACCAGCGCGGCGGTTTGGGGTTCTATGGGGGCCATGGTCCCGGTCTTGATGCTGATCACCGTCCAGGTGAGCATCACGTCCAGAACCACAAAAGCGGACAGGTACCGCATGGCCGAAGGACGGCCTTCATGATCAGAAAGAATGGATTTGAAGAGGGAGAGCATTACTTGCCTCCTTCGACGCGCCCCAGCTCACGGAACATCAACTTCATGTCCGCATTGAGCTGATTAATGCCAACGGCAAGGCGATCCATGGATTCGGTGAGAGGCTTTTCACGTTCCTCCACACACGTCTCAAGGCGTGTCACCTTCAACCACAAACGCGCATAGCCAACAGCAAGAAGAATCACACCGGAGGCGGTGATGGTCTTGACGATTGCCCAGAACAGTGTGGCGTCCATGGCTAGGCACCCTCCTGTGAACGATGCCAGTCCAGGGCTGCCTCTTGGGAGACGTACTGCTGTCCACCTTCCCCATCGGGAATTGCACCCCAGCGGGCACGCCGCCCACGTACATCAAGATGGAAGCCGGGGCGTCGCCAATTCGGGTAGATGCCGAAGCCCACCTTGTCAGCAAGGCCGAACAGCTCCAGAAATTCTTCAATAAGGCGAACCTGCTCTGCGAAATCCAGGTCGCATTCAACCCAAAAATCGTCAGCATTGCCCTTGTAGTGCTGGGACTTCGGAGAGTGTCCCGAAGCCTCGAAGGCGTTGTTGATATGAATACGGAAGCCCAGCCAGTTGCGCAGGGCGTCCATGACGTAGACGAGACTTGCGTTGACCCTGTCCGGGTCTCCCCAATTCTCGTTCCGCGTGAAGTTCTTCACCCGGTCCCAATCAGTGAGCTTGAATTCTTGTATGTTCATGGAATGACCATACAAATGAACCGCTCCAACTCATGTTGAAGCGGTTCAATATCCGGGGCTGTGTATGGAAGATGGACTAAATGAGCGATGCCTGCCGCATCATGATTTTTTGCTGGGGCTTCTGTGGGGGCATGCGCAGAATTTTGCGCACAGCGCGGGTGGTCAGATTGAACTTGCGGGACAGGTCAAAATAATTCGTGCCGTTGAATTCCTCATGAATAGCCTTGTCACGCTGATACTTGGAAACCTTTTCCATCTTGGGGAAATAGATGGTGGTCTGTTCGAAATGATGCAGGACAACCTTGAGTTGCTCGGCGGCAAGCACACGGCACAACACCCTGAACTCAGGCCGGGCACCACTGCCCGACCTGCCGTCCAAAGACTTGGCCTTCATAATGAAGACTTCGCTTCCGCCCAGCTCCTTCAACACGGCCAGTCCGGTTTCCCGGCCAACCAATGCGAAAAAGTGGCCCATCTGCGAAGAGAGGTT